CGATTCAGGGCATTGGCGGCTTTTATCGCCTCGGCCCGATCTGAGCCGGCGCCATGATTTTTGCCGGTTACCGGATGCCGATAAATATAGCCGCCGGTCGCCGTATAAAGGTTGTCGGGGAGGTCGCGGTTTTTCTTCGAGCGGTGGCGCGGTGTCATAATTATGATGCCTGCAGGATTCGATCAGCGATTTCGCTGCCGGTATGGGGCGCTTGCGGATCATATTCCACAAACCAGCGGCCGCCAATCTTCTCGCCGGCCAATTCACCAGCCTCCAGCCAACGACGCACACTGCTCGGCGTGGGGCGCTTCTGGGCATCCCCAAATCGACGTGCAAGCCATTCGCTCGGCGTTAAAAGCATATAATTAACCCTGCATAGCCTTGCCGATTTCCGCTGCTGCCCGAACTATTGCTCGGCGAGTTGCAACATCCGGGCAAAGTAAATGCGGCTCCTCGAAATATGGGGTGATGCCAACCTTATCAACGATGGTTTTATCTATGCATACATTCACAATCAGTTTCAGCTTAACCATAATATCAAAGGCTGGCCCATTGTCTTTTAGGGGTTTCCAGCGAGAAACATAGCGCTGCATATCTTTATCGCCAGCTATATCAATTCCATAGAAATAGGCTTTTGCGGCCAAGGCTGTTAATTCATCATCGCTCATACTCTCTCCACCTCATCGCGCGTCAGGGAGATATCATTTTGATACGCAGGAGACGCCGTGACTTTGCGCCCATCGAACAAAATAATAATGAATAGAACGATGTATCTCATCGGCCGCGAATTTCATCTGCTGTTCTGTAAGGCCGGCCTGCTGGTAAAGATATCCATTTTTATGCAACTCCGTCGCCTTATGCCTCATCAGCTCCGCGATTTCCGCAAAGCGTTCTTCCTCGATAATAATTGCTTTCATTCCCCACCTCGCATCTCAATAGCCGTATGCAATTTCCGCAATTCCTGCTGCAAATATGCTTCGGGTGCTGTTCTGGCCTGAAACCATAAGCCTTCATCTTGGGCTTGCTTTTCGACAAGCTTCATCAAAGTATCATCCATGCCAATTTCCGCTTTTTTCCGATTAGCTAGCAGCTGAATTTGCAGAGCACAGAATGCAGCGCCATCGGTCCTATTATCATTCGGGAGCAACTCAAGCAGATGCTTTGCCGCGGCTTCCATGCCTTTGATATATTCTGTATTCATTTAATCACCACACATGCAATCGGCTAAATCTTCGCCAAACTCAAAAGATTCCTGGCTGCCCATTTGCTCGGCATACCATTTTAATTGTCGATAATTTGGCCTATCCCGACGAAACACTTGACCGGTATGAAACTCTTGTTCTACCCACCAATCGGCAGCCGTTGGATTTTCTGTTAAAGCCCGCATAATTTTTGATTCGTGTTTTAAAAAACACAAATCACAATTGCCAAAATCCGAATGCATACCAAGATCGAAAGATTGTTTGGACCAAAATTCGTTAACCTGCTCTTTAATAACTCTAGACTCATACATGGGGCAGCTTGTTTGCCAGCGGTTTAATTTCTTTTCATTAGCCGACATCATGCGATGATAGCGACGTGGCTCATCGTATCGTATTCCAATAATTGCATCCCAATTTGAATAAAACTGACGCATAAACTGGGCGGCTATTTTTATCTTTAATCGATCGGTGCACATCCGATTGGTTGGGTTTGGCAATATCGCGGGCTCACCTTTGATTTCCCTACGATAATCCTTATAATAATCGAGCATTGCTTTAAAAGGCTCGCCATTCCTTGAGGCTGTTTCAAAGGAAATTTCTTTGAAGTGCATAGCCTGGATATCTATTTCGTACTCAGTTATTGGCAATAAATCTGAAATTATTTTTTCAATTTCATGGCGCCCAGCATCGGGGGATTGCCATTCTCTATTGTATTCAAGCCAATGAATTTTCAATCCCCAGCGATTTTCTATTTCATGGATGAACACTAAAGTTTCTTCCCGCTCCTTGCCTGTATTCTGGAACGTCACATAAACATTATCTGGAAGTTCTCCATTATGCGCATCCAAAATATGATAAAGCATATAGGCAGAACTACGGCCACCACTGAATCCGATTTGCGCTGGTCCCTGGATAAAATAAGGATTTCTCTGCCTGAAAATAATCTCCATCACCCCGCACCGCCCTGCTGCTCGGATGCGGCTGCCAGCAATTTCCTGGCGCCCTCAATAAGCTGTGCAATTTGTCCCTTTGCCGAGTAAGTCACGCCCAACTCAATATTGAAGCCAGCACGCTTAAAAATAGCGATGATTTGATATTCATCTGGCACAGCCGGAGCTGCGGGGATGGGGTTATTCAGCTGCGCAATAACATCGGATATTGGCATAGGGGCGCCATCCTTCAATATTACGGCCCCATCACTACATATTCCTTCGCTGTAAATACTCATTTTTGAATCTCCGAATAAGCTGGCAATGCGGCAGTAAGCGCGGCTTTTAAAGCCATCCAAGTGCTTTCATAATGGCCATGTCTTCCACTCTCATAGACGTCCCTCCATGTCTCCCAGAAAGCTTCTGCCACATGATGTTGATTAATATTTGGAATGGCCATCTTCTTTGGCGTGGTACGACCATGATTTGGATGAAATCCATTTTTATTCTCCCAAGATTTTCTGGCCGCCGCCGCATCAAATAAGGTTTCAAAAAGCCCAAGCGTGCTATGAATCCTATTAAGCGTACCAACTGCTAACCATTTACCATTTTTCCTCATGCTCACGCCATGAACGCCGGAGCTATTTTTTGCTAGAATAGCTTTGTTTCTCGCATTGATTGCTGCAGTTGCCTCTCTAAGATTATCCGCTCGGTTATTAAGCCCATCCCCATCAATATGATCAATTATTCCGAGTGGTAACCTACCACTAAAAACAGCGAAAGCGATCTGATGAGCGGGAACGGATAACCTATGAATGCCATCACCGGAGACTTTAATTTGCCTGTATGATGTATTGTATTCATGCTTTACCGCTCCAGCCTCTTTTCCAGCATAGCGTGTATTCCAAGTATTCCATGCCCTATCATCCTTAAATCGGCTGCGATTTCTGTGCTTCCAAGTTAGCCGACCACTTTCCGAGTCATAGTCGAAATACTCTTGCAGAAGTTCAAGGGTTATTCCTGGCTGCATTATTTATCTTCCTCAGCAACCGGCTCACTCTGCCCCGCAGCGGGCTGTGCGATGTTCGAACGAAGCGCAACTAATTCGTCCAGCATCCAAAGCGCTTGCTCTATCGACAATTCATCCGAAATAATTAAAGCGCGGATATTGAGTAAATCTTTTTGAAGCGGGAACTTCGCGCCTCTCTTTTGTACAGCAGCGGGCTGGCCGGGCTCTGGCTTTCGACGCGGGCACGGAGCGCAGCGTGTCTCATTGGTCGGATAGTCCGTTGGCGGACAATCTTCGCAAACCGCTGGCTTGCGACTATCTAATTCGGCTCTAAGAAAAGCGATTTCTTCTTTATCGTTCCATGAAGAATCAAGAATCCATGCATTGCTGATGTATGAATATCTGCGGCCTGTTGTGTAATGTTCGCTCATGCTTTCAACTCCGGCAGCGGGGCGGTTAATGGATTTGCTATTGCAGCCAACATCCCGTAAGCAAGCATCAATCCGTTAGATTCTTTCTCACTAAGTCCTGCTCGCTTTTCCATTGATTTCAGTTGATCTAGGAACTCTTGTGCGCATTTAGCTTTTGCATCCCTCTCAGCCTCAGCCAGCCGCTGTTCGAATTCGGCGCAAACCGCCTCCAACTTATCTTCATCCATCGAATAGGATCGACTCCATTTTCCAATTACCGCAACGGCTTTAATCCTCTCAAACAATCCCCGCTCAGCTTGGCTCATTTTGTTTCCTCAATCGATAAATAGCTTTTTGCATGCCGGGCAACCATAAACTTTCATGGTTTCATTATGATAAAAAGTGGAGCGCTCTACCTTTATTGGCAGCTCATAAAAATCACCGCTCTTGCCTTCAACAGTTTCCTGCCGCTTAGGAGACCAGCCTGTTTCATAACTACAATGCGTACATATCATGGCTTCACCTCCGGTGCGCTGGCGAGGGCTGCATTGATTGGGCGCCTAATATCTGCTACGCATGAATGCTGTGATTCTTGATGATATCCTGGCCCGTTATAGCCACAGAGAAAACAGGGCGCATTTACAAACTCGCCACAGTCAAATAAACGCTGCTCCAGCGCATCGATGTGGTCGAGGAGGGCAAATACCGTAGTGGCAATAGATGATCCGCGTACTGTTTCATATCGTTCCCGCAGCTTCTCGCGCTCGGCCTTGGTCATTGCTGAGTACTCCAATCTTCGTAGGCTTGCTGAACTTTATTAAATTGATCTGCATTTCCGCCACGATCTGGGTGATGCTGCGACCGCAAGCGTTTATAGGCCATATAAACTTCATCGCGGTTAGCGGTTTGCGAAACGCCAAGAACTGAATGCCAGCTATTATCGGAAATCGCAACGAAACCGGTGAATGCGCGCTCCATCATATCGGACGCGCCCCAGCGCTCCATGCCCCTAATTGCCTCGATGGTTTTGCGTATGGCGACCATGTTTTCCCATACCTTGCGATATTTATCGCAGGCAAATACCATCGATTTTTTCTTGTACTGAAAATAAACAGCTACACCGGGATCGTCAGGTTCGCGCTGATTCGCATAGGGTAATCCATCTTGCCGCAATGCTACATTGGTGCTCAAAATTGCATCGCCGTAATTGATCCCGCGGCCGCGCAAACGATCAATCTCTGCCATCAATTCATCGCGCGCTACCGCAAATGTCGATTTGAATTTTGATGCATCACGATTATATGGATTGGCACGCTTCCATCCATCCGGCCAGCACAAAGGATAAGCTTCTATCATCATTCCTCTCACTCAGGGCGCAGGGGTGGGTTAGAACCGGACTGTCCCAGCTTTAAAAAATCCAGAGCAAACGACGCCACTAACTTGCTGGCCATTGGGATTCTTAGCCGTAAAGCCTGTATGGAAATGATCATCTTCACTACAACCGAAAACCTGATAGCCAGTGGTATTGATGTCTGTAAACCCCATTCCCACCAACGCTCTCTTGGCATCGTTATCATTGGTACAAGCGCAAAGCAAAATCGTTAAAGCCAGAGTCGTTAATTTAATCATATGTCACCTTAAAAAGAGCGGCCCATACCGGCGCCGCTAGACCTGGAAAGGGTTAATAAGCAATGCTCACATGCGGTATTTCTTTCTTCGCAATCAGCGTTACAACCTGCTTGGCGAATTCTTCAGTAATGCCGCCTTTGATGAAGGCTTGCAATGCTTCATTGTTGATTTTGGCAGCATGCTTCTTGTTGGCTTCGCGGCGAGCCAGTTCGGCGGCTTCGCGCTGTTTTGCGGCTTCCTGTTCGCGCTTAAGCCTTTCCTCGGCATCCTTGGCAGCTTGTGCAATACGGGCCTCATTGTCGCGAGCAAGTTTTTCGGCAGCTAACTTCGCTTGAATTTCTCGCTGTGCAGCCGCTTCGGCTTCACGCTTTGCGCTGTCGATTGCGTCCTGCAATTCTCGCTCCCTCTTTTCGGCAGCTTCTCGTTCAGCCTGCGCCCTCTCTTCGGCTTCGCGCTGCTCCCTGGCGATGCGATCAGCTTCGGCCTTACGCTCTGCCTCGGCTTTGGCTTCAGCCTCCTGCTGGGCCTTCAGGGCAGCCTCTTGGCGAATATTTTCTTCGTGTTCGGCTTGGGCCTTGGCTGCGGCTTCAACACGTTCCCTAGCTTCGCGTTCCTCCTTCTGGCGGCGGAGTTCGGCAAGCTCTAACTGTTCGGCATCGTATTTGGCTCTAGTCTCAATGGCGTCCTTAATATCGGTAATCGCGGCCGCATGCGCTTTAATGGCTTCAGCATGGAACTCTTCCCAAAACTGTTCGGTCATTGGCTGCGTTTCGATTTCAGCGAGCCGATCCCGCATGGCATCGAGAGGGATGGAACCCCAATTGTTTTTGGTATACATGCCGACCTGAAGCAATTCAGCAAGATCAACCTTGTGCTTTTCGATTCGCGTTTCTTCGGCAATTTCCCAATCGGTCAGCGGCTTCCGGCATTCGTCCTGCCAGGTCTGCAAGGTCTCCTTTGCGTAATTACGCGCCCTGTCGATCAGATCGGGGATTTTCTTTTGTTCGTCCTTCAGGTCTTTGCCGATTTTATCGACGGCAGATTTAACCTGCGCGACCTTATAAGCCAGCGATGCAATGGCTTCCCGGCCCTTTTTGGTCGATGTATCCGGAACATGTTTGTCGATTTCGACCTTGACCAACTTCAGATACGGCTCAAGCGCATTATCCGTTGTGAATACGGTCAGCGCCTTTTCCGGCTCAATTACAATCAGCTCCTTGAGTTCGCTCATGCTGCTTTCTCCTTCAGAGCAATAACCAGTTGATCAACCTCCTGCAAAAATGCCTGCACTTCACGCTCAAGCTCTACAATCTTCAATGAGTCGCGCTGGACTCGCTTGCAGAAGAACGAGAGGTTTTCTGGCATACGGGGATCATAGGAAACAAAATCGCACCAATTCCGCCCCGTGCAGGCCATTTGCCACTGCATTTGCAATTCATATTTCGCGGGCACCGATTCGCCGAGAAGTGTTTCAATGTGTGTTGCGGTGTTTGGGCATTTAATTTCCAACAGCCCATCATCACCGACACATCCATCAGGCGATGCACCGCTCATGGCGATCCTTGGGTGCTCGACAAACGCGACCTGAATAACGTCGCAGTCCTTGTCAAACTCATAGGCTGCGCGCGCAAAGGGTTCCTTCTCGATACCCCATTGCATGGCACCATTGGAATAGCTTTCTGCCGGCATGCCGGTTAACCGCTCGGCCACCAGCTGAGCACAATAGTTCGCTCTGGATGCGCCCCAGCCGCTTTTTGTCTTGGCCATCAGATCGGCAATGCGGCTTGCTGTAACCTTTCCCACGCGAAGCTGCAACCAAGCCTCCGAGCCTTGAATAATCTCAGTCATTTGGATGCTCTCTTTTTCTCAAGGGCTGAAACAGCGCGGTCATAATCTTTAGCTTTGATCAGACCAATTTCCGCGGCGCCAACGTATTTAAGGAATTTTGGAATATCGGCTTTAACTTCGTCGGCCAATGCTTGGATATTCATTGCCTGGTCGTCAGTAATCAGGCCGGCGCCCTCGGACTTCACGCCATCGTCGTCTTGCCCTTTTACTGCTACGCCGGTTGCGGCGAGCAAGGTATACCGCTGCAAATAGGTCACGGTCGAACCGATGGCCTGAATGCTGTTCTTGCCGCCTGATTGATCAGCAAGCGATTGCATGGGCACACGCTCGCTATGACCGAGAATATGCGTAAGTACACAAGTGACGCAGATGATTCCGCCTGCTTGCTGCTCAACGTCCCAGCGATGACTGAGACCGTGTACCGCCAAAGCCTTGCCAATTTCTGAAGAGACATGATCAAGCGTTGCATGGTTGTATTCGGTGACACCTTTCTGTGTGTCAAACCGCACATGCTTGTTCTTGGTAAGCTCCGGTGGATTCGCCTTGAAGGCGCTCAGGGCCACTACAAATGCTTTGCGGGCTTCGTTCTTTTCCCACCTTTCCTGCAATTCCATCAGCTTTTCCAACTTCGCCAGATCAGCATTCTGCTCGACTGCCAGCTGCAACATATAGGCAGGCGTGCCGGCTAACGGGTTTGGCTCTTGATGAATCACAAGCCGGCTCGGTTGTTGCTCAACTGCCGCTAACTCTTTCATACATCTCTCCATTGTTCATCAGTAAGTTCAGGCCGAGAATCGCGATAGCCGTCAACTTTGCAGCGCTGTTGAGGCATCAGGATAGTCGGATGCGCCTTCGGTCTAGCCACTGCGCATTGCGGGCAATTGATGCCGTATTTACGCTTCAGCGCTTTGTTGTGATCCTGAAGCGCTCTCATGCCTTCAATTGCTTCGCCCATTTCCAATCCTCCGTTTAGCCAATTCAACAACCCCACGCCGAGCCTCAGCCCGCTTATTCGCTTCGCAGATACAGATAATATTCCCTACGCGAAGTTCGGATATCCAGTGGTTGTTTGTGTCTTTGTAGGTTTTCATTTTGGCGGCTCCGGAAGCGGCATCCAATGTGTTGGAAATTTACATTCTGCGCGGCCAGGCCAAATAGAAAATCTATTGCCATCCCAAAACCCAAGCCTTATTAGGGTGCCATCCCATAGCAACATATCCGAACCATTCCTTGGAGCTGTTTCAATCGATTTCCACTCGCTCATGCCGCAGTCTCCGGATTGTTTTTAATCAACTTCCGCATATCGTCCATAATCGTTCGGATATATTTTCTCTTCATGCGCTTGGCGAATTCATCGTCTAAATCTTGAGGGAGCATGCAGTTCGCATCGATAACAGACTGACCGCTGGAATTGAGTACAACCACACGAACTCCATCATCGATTGAATAAATATGCGCGCTATACAAACTCCGTTTCGTGACCTCAATGGCCAAATCCCACAGCTCTTGCCTGTCATCCTTTGGCTTCATAATTCGCTCCATGAAATCTTTGTCTGAGAGGTGGGTGATGTTCATGGTTTTATCCTTTTAAATTCAATAACCCACACCCAGGGATTTTCGGCCCAGCTTTCAGAGCCATTGATGGATTCCCATATCTGGCTGAAGCCATTCCGATATGTCGATGGTGGGTTGTGGTATGGGTAGCCGGTGCATAAGGCTTGAATCGCACCCTCTGCGCATGCATCGGCTTCGCTGATCTCCTGCAACCGCTCCACACGTACGCCAATAATTTCCAGATCAATGCGTGAGGCCCAGCGTGGCATATGGATTGATGGGCGCCACTGACCATCAGCAGGCCAATCAGCAGGTTCCGTTGCGCGATATGCTATTTGGTGAGACTCTTGGTCGATGTTGTAACGCGCCCATGTCTCGCGCACCCACAGTCGATCACCGAGCGCTCCATGCGGGCAATGCAACATGTCATCTCCAGCCTCGCCATATCCAGACTGCACCCACTGGCCATTGCTTTCATCTTGCCAAACAGACCAGCCTTCATGTGGCTGCGGCTTAACAATTCTCCGCGTCTGCGTTTTCGGATTTTCATCGCGCAGGATTGCCTGAACCATTGGGCCGCTGAATAACATTGGGCGTTCTTTCATTTAATTGCCCCAAGATCATCAATGAATCTTTCGGCAGTCTTGCGAATAGCCCGCTGTTCAATGTTTTGCATGATGTCCAGCAATACCGTTGACTCTCTTTGTTGTATGGCCAGAGCAACACGATCTGCTTCATCGTCAGACGTTTCATCGCGCATCATGACGACCATTTCATCCCAGTACGGAGACTTCATGCCGAGGCTATCCAGGCTCTTTCTGAGGCGTTTGATGGCAATGCCAAGGCTTAACGTTTCGCGCTCTATAGGCCCTTCCAGGGGCCGCTCTTTCGCCGGAGGCATATCAAACATGTTGCGGAAACAATCGTCTAAAATCTCTATTGAGTTCATGACTCTTCTCCAAACTTGATCTCGATGCCGGCTTTCTTAAGGCAAATCATCGGTGTTGTGTAACCTTCGATTGCATCAGCAAACAAACGCACGTCAAGGTGCATAATTGTCGATTCCTGCTTAACTGCATACTCAAGCCACACATCCAGCGCCTGCCCTGCCGTGAGTTCTTTGCCTTGGGCTTTGGCTATTACTTCTTCGACATATTTCACATCATGCTCAATAGGGGAGAGCATTCGCTTTGCGTATTTCAGGGCCTCTAAAAGCTCTGGTGCTGCTGCAATTAAGTTGGCATTGGCCACATGATCGCCGTCAGGCACGCCATGGAGTGTGGCGACGTAATATCTTCCAGCCATAACAACAGTAAGGGCATCCGAAGATCTGGCTTTCCAAGGTCCCGGCGTATGCATTCCTCTTCCCTCTATTCGTTAACCATGATTAATGGAGCGGGCGCCGGGAGTTGCACCTTGCGGATATCTCCGCCGGACCTGAGCGCTGGGTTCGCGTCTGCTCTCTCTGAGCTACGCCCGCATAACTCTTTCAAACCCCTTCCCGAATGGCTCTGCGGGAGAGCCATTGAGGAATTAGTTGTACATTTCTGCATCGCGCGGGGATAAGACATTTCCATCATTAATGGCGATGCTGAATGCGAAACCGCAGCCAACAAATTTTTCCGCCGCCTCTCTATCCCAGCCACCGTCACCTCGTTTTTGGTCCCAGAAGTCGCCGTTTTCTACGAGATAAGCAATAAGGTCTTCGGGTTTTTCAAATATCGGTGTTACCGGGGTTCCTTCACTGACGGTTTCATAAACAACGAAATGCGTTGCCTCCTCTTCTGTCCAACTTTGCTCTCTGTAATATTCTTTATCGGGCGGACTTCCGTAATAATCGTGAAACCATTTTGCATATTCATTGGGCGTAAATTCCGCGGCCTCTGCATACCAATCAGCACATGCCGTGTCGTAATCCATGTCGTACATCGGATGGAAAGCATCTTCCTGCCATGTATGGCTGGTTTGCTCTTTTGAATATTTCGGATGCTGCCAGCCAGCCGGAACTTTTCTAATTTCTCTACCCATTTCCTTCCCCTCGTTATTAACGTTTAAACCGACCATTACATTTGCCACCTGACGCCGAAACTCTGTTGCGTAAATGTGTCAGGGGGCGTACTTTGTTCGGTTCCGAAGCTGCTCCGTGAAAATAACAATTGCTTTTTGGACCCGATGGAATGATGATAACTCTGGGTTACCGAGAAGTCAATAACCCAAAGTTATTTTTTTGAACGAGGACGTAAAAATGGATTTGATTGTGCTGAAAGGCATAACGGTGGCGGGTATTGCGGGGATTTTGTGGCAGCTAAGCCCGCGGGATCGCTGGCTTTGGCTTGAGGAAGTTAATCATCAACTTTCTTTGCGGCGGAGAGAAGCTCTTGCGCCATGCGGGCCAGCAAGTCCAGCTGACTGTCAGCCAGCTCTGGAAGAGCTTGTAGAACAATGTTTGCAGCCTGGGTTATTTGTTTATTAGATATTTCGGGGTATTTTGGACCCCTTCCTGTTAATAACCATTCGACGCAAACACCACAGCGTTTAGCTATTACTTGTGCCGTTTCCATGGCCGGCAGCTTTTGTCCTTTGCGCCAATAGGTAATCATTGGGCCGCTTACATCGAATATTTTGCCCAACTCTTTATTAGTATCCGGCAGTTTTGGCACCGCCTCGCGACACGCTTCTGAAAATCTAGTACCGAAATCTCTGTATTTCATGCTTCCTCCGTCGATGGGGCAGTATGCGGCCTGAAGCGGTAACTTCTGCTTATTGACTGGACGATAACTCTGGGTTATTGTTGACGTCATGGAAACTAACCTCATCACTCTTGCAATTACGTTCGCTGGACCTGCGCGGTTGGCTGGCCTTCGGCGGATATCCAATGCCTGCGGCCTCAAAAGCTACCAGGCTGTTTTGAAATGGGAGGCAGCAGGGTGTCTCCCTCGCACCGAATGGACGGGGGAGACGAACTACTCGCAAGTCATTGAGCAAGTGACTGGCGGGAAAGTTACCCGCAAAGCCCTTTTGAAACAGAGGGCTGCTGCTTAAATGGCCGACGTCCTCGATGCAGCCTTATTTCTAGCCTTAACGGGTCTCACGACTCTGGCAATTTCGGGCCAGTTTGTTCCAAGTCACCGAGCGGTCGCTGTAGCTCTCGCAGGATTGCCTGCTCAACTTCGCTGGCATCTGGAATCAAGTCGTCGTAACTGTCGGGCAGTACGAATAGAGCCCATACGAACAGGCCGAGGCTGGCCGTTAGAAGCACTCCGGCAGCAATTTGTATGATCAATGCGCCGAAAATGTCTTGTAAGGCGAGCAGAGCAATACTGCCGGCTAATAGCAAAAGCGACCATACAGCTAATCGGCATATATCAACAAGTGCATGAACAGTTTGAAGTTGGGTTTCGCGTAATGAATAAAGCAGTTCTGGCAACAGTGTTTGTTTTTCCATTTTAGAGGCCTCCTGGCGTTGTTGTTGTGGTGTGAGAGCTAAGCAGCATAGCCAAGAGCCTCTTTTTTAACAAATGGTCAGAGTAGTGCGGTGAGTCCGCAAAAGATTGAACGAAATAGCCGTCCTTGTGACGGCTTTATCTGGCCACAAGATCGTCCTACAAGTGGAAGCATTTGAAATGCCATCGGTTGCAGTACAACAAGAAAAGCTGGG